CTACTCCCGTAGTGCTGCCAGTACGCGAATCTGTGATTGCTGCGACGGTAAGAAGTTTGTCGATGCTGAAGTCATGACGATGAAAAGCATCGGGCAGCCGTATCTTACTGAGCGACAAGAAACAGTGAAGGTGCTCTGCCATAAGTGCAAAGGGAAGGGCGTGCTGACCAATGCATGCCAGTGCAACGGCAAAGGTATAGTAGTAGACAAAGAGAAAACTATTCTACAAGGTGGAGTTCCTACATATAAAACGTGCGGACGCTGCAATGGGCGTGGTTATGCTCGATTGCTGCCTGATTCTGTACGGCAATACATCTGCGCTACGGTGATTGATGTGCCTGAAACCACGTGGCGACGGTCATACAAGGATTTCTTCGAAAGCCTGGTAGGTGAGTGCATTAAGCAGGAGGAATATGCGAATCAGATGTTGAGCAAAGTCACTCGCTAGTAATTATTTTCTACGAAATAGGATTTATCTAGAAAATCACACTTTACAAAATGGCGATATTTGTTTAATCTGAAACCAATGATGGAGTAGTGCAGTCATTCGATAGCCCTGAGTTAATAGCTCGGGGCTTTTTGCGTTTTAAGCACAACGGAAAGCCTTCTTTCATGCCCTTCTTAGGCGTGACACTAAGTATTCGGGAGAGTGGGCTTCCCGTTGTGGTGAGATATATCAGCAGGCTGATTGAATGCGGGTGCTCGGAATCCCGCCACCCAGCAAGGGTGAAACTGGTTCGACTCCAGAAGGTTTCCACCACACACCTAACCTGCTACCTCAGGCAATCGGTCGAAAGACGCCGGATAAACGTAACCGGCCTTAATTGCACGACCTTTCTGAAAATGCCCTTCCGCCAACAACCAGAATCTCACTCACACACCTCGTACGCTTCTGTGGTCACGGGGCAGGGCATTTTACAAAAAAGAAAACCCGCTCAATGGCGGGCTTCGTGAAGATGGGTGGCAAGAGACTGCGTCAACAGCCTCCTGCCTGATTTGCTCATGCCTTTAGTCACGAACAAACCACGTTACCGCAAAATGTATCCTGGATTTGTTCTCAAATACATCAACCTTTTCTTAATTACGAACAAATCCCCCGCAATGAGGGGTAGAGCATGTTCCGCATGAATACACAAAACGGCTTCTGGTCGTATTTCTGGTCTTCAATAACGGGTTTTATGACCATGCTAACTTTGCAGGATGTGCTTTTTGCATTTGGTGCGGTGGTCTCTGCGTTATTCGCCTGGCTTACGTACCGTTCAAACGACAGGAAAAACAAAGCTGCGATTGAGGAAGATCGCAAGCGTACCGAAATCCTCAAAGCGGCATATGCAAGAGGGGACGTCTCCAACATCACCGAAGGCGCAAAGATAGTTCGAAGTATAGAAACCGAACTACAGCCTCAGGACTCCATCAATGGTGCTACCTCAAAAACTACGTAACAGCATAATCGCTGCATCGGTTGCAGGTGCAGTCTCAATTGCTGGAGTGCTTATTACTGACCAGGAAGGCGTTAAATACAAACCTTATCTGGATCCGATTGGCATCCCTACTGTCTGTGCCGGTGTAACAGGTTCGGATGTGAAGATGGGAAAGACCTACACAAAGCAAGAATGCGATGCGCTTTTGTATAAGCACATGCAGCCGGCCATTAAGGCTGTAGATGGCTCAGTAAAAGTGAAGTTGAATGACTACCAGAAAGCCGCGCTTTACTCATTCACCTACAACGTAGGCGCAGGTGCTTTCCAGTCATCAACATTGCTGAAGAAACTCAACCGCAATGATATCCATGGAGCATGCGATGAAATGCGACGCTGGACATATGCCGGTGGTAAGCAGTGGAAAGGACTCATCACACGAAGAGAAGTGGAGCGCCAGTTATGCTATGGAAAACCGTAGTAGCTCACTGGAAGGTGATTGTCTTTGCTCTGATGTTCGTATGGGTAGTTATTGCTGGCAAGATGGCAAACAGCTACCACGATAAATACCTGCAGGCTGACAAAGACCTGAAGCTAGCCACGCAAACAATCTCTGACATGCAGACACGGCAGCGTGACGTTGCCTCACTCGATGCCAAATACACACAGGAACTTGCTGATGCTCAGGAAACTATCAATCAGCTTGAGCACGATGTTGCTACTGGCAAGCGTCGGTTGCAGCTCAACGCGACCTGCAAGAATAACTCCACCGGATCCTCCGGCATGGATGATGCTTCCAGCCCCCGACTTACTGACTCCGCTGAACGGGATTATTTAACCCTCAGACAGCGAATCGAAACAGTCACCAAGCAATTAACCGGATTGCAGGAATACGTGAGGTCACAATGTTTAAAATAATCGGATATGGCGAAGGATGAGAAAACGAGAGCGTGAAATAACACTGCTCTATGGGATGTCACTCATACGCGACGACGTTCTCAACCATCCGCTACCAAAGCATTCAGCAAAAGACAGATTAATAACCTTCTTACATTACTCATTTGCGTTTGCATCCGTCCTCACACTAATCGCCTCATCAATCATCCTGATTCTAACGTTTATCCCAACTACGGGATAACCATCAACGGAGCCAACAATGGCAAAAGCCAAATGGCCTAAACTGCCGTGCTTTACCATCCCGCTATTTCAATGCGCGAATGTTTATCTGGCGGTTACAAGAGATCAATTCCAGCAGGCAGATGCTTTCTTGGGTGGCTCTATTGGTGACAAACCTTTTAATTCTGGACTGACCAGCAACTATGAAAACACCGGTACAGGTGAGCGCGTTTATCTGATAGGGGTGTTTGACAATCAACTATCAACCCTTGTTCATGAATGTGCCCATGCCTGTTTTTACGCCTGTGATGATGTCGGCGTGACAACAAAACCAGATGAAGCTAACGAAACCTATTGCTACCTACTGGACAGGATGTTTAGTCACTTCCTTCCATACCTGAAACAGGAATAAAAATGGCAGACATTACCCAAATGACAGATGCACAGAAACTGAAGCTCGAAGTTTACCGTCTGGTGATGAATGACTCAGCCGCTACCGAAAAGGCCATTGAGTTTATCGCAGGCAACGAGCTTAACTTTGAGCTGTTCAAAGATGCATATGCCAAGACAGCCAATGAGCCGACAGCCATGGCTAAGACAGAGAAAGCCGTGCGCGAGGCTAAAGAAGTATTAGACCTGTTTGCTTAACCCATTAGGAGAATGCCAATGATTACCCAACCATGGCCTACATACTCAGATGCCAGTGGCGCATTTGTTCGTGGCTTACCAATTAAGACCCTGACACAGGCTGTGGATGGTTCAGCAGTAGCTACCTTTGACGGACCATACCCAACCCAGTATCTGTCCGCACTGTTCATGTCCAAGTTCAAACCTGTAGTGACTGGTTATGTTTTCCAGAGCCAGTACGGCGAACTGTTGTATATGAGCAAAACAGCATTTGAAGCTCAGTACACTGCGACAAGCACTCCGATCTCCTGGTCATCTGTGACTGGCAAGCCATCAACGTTCGCTCCAGTAATCGGTACAACCGCTACTACAGCAATGGCCGGTAACAAAGTACCTACATCAACAGATCGCGGTGGCGTACTGCAACAGGCAGCTATTACAGCCATCACCGATTCATCCGGTGGCACTTCAGGAGGTAACACTGTACCAGCGGTGCCAGCAGCTACAGCGGCAACCACTGACACATCAGCCGCATCCCTGGCGTCGACAAACGCATCAATCACTGCACTGAAAAACGACATTGCAACTCTGTCAGCCAAGTACAACGCATTACTGGCTGCAGTGAAAGCATCAGGCGTAACAGCGTAACCATTACAAAGCTCATCTTCTGGTGGGCTTGATAATGAGTGCTCTTCTGGGCCAAAGGCCAAGCGCCACCTGAAAAGGAAAAGGGGTGCGATAAGCCGCATCAGGAAGTGTGCTCATTATCTATAAGGCTGCCGAAAGGTGGCCTTTTTTTATTGAATAACCGGGAATTAAGCATGGCGACTGAATCAAAAGTCGGTCGCCCCACGGCCTACAAGGAAGAGTATGCCGAGCAAGCCAGAAAACTTTGCTTGTTGGGGCATACCGACGCTGAAATGGCGAACTTCTTCGAGGTAAGTGAGCAAACCATTAATGCATGGAAGCACGCACACCCAGAATTTCTTGAGTCCATAAAAAAGGGTAAAGAGGTGGCGGACGGTAATGTGGCAGATCGCCTGTACCAAAGAGCCATGGGATATGTAGCCCCAGACATCGACATCAGAGTTATTGAAAATCAGATTGTCGAAACACCACTTGAAAAGCATTACCCGCCAGATACTACAGCCGCAATATTTTGGCTCAAGAACCGCCAGAAGGATAAGTGGCGTGACAAGCAGGAAGTAGAGCATACCGGAGAGGTCAGCCTGATTCAGCGCATTCAGGAGGCTAGGAAACGCGCAAGAGGTGAGTAATGTCATCAGAATATGAGGCAATGCTTGCCGACGACATGGGTCGTTTCTTTTACGATCCCCTCGGGTTTGTGATGTATGCATTCGAGTGGGATGTAGGTGAGCTTGATGGATTTGATGGCCCAGATGAATGGCAGAAAGAGTTTCTAACCGATTGGGCAGAAGCTATCCGCACCAATAACTTTGATGGCGTTAAACCTGTTGAAGCTTACCGATGTTCAACCAGTTCTGGTCATGGTATCGGCAAGAGCGCATTAACAGCCTGGATTATCCTCTACATCCTCAGCACCAGGCCATTCTGCAAAGGAGTGGTAACGGCTAACACCTCAGAGCAGCTCCGTACAAAAACATGGGGTGAGCTAGGGAAATGGAAAAAGCGCTGCATAACTGGTCACTGGTTTGAGTACAACAACGGCAAAGGCAACATGAACATCTACCACGTAGATCACATGGAGTCATGGCGTTGTGATGGGCAGACATGCCGTGAAGAGAATAGTGAATCATTCGCTGGTCTTCATGCGGCAAATTCCAGTCCTTTCTACATCTTCGATGAGGCATCAGCCGTACCTGACAAGATTTGGGAGGTTGCTGAAGGTGGACTGACAGATGGTGAGCCATTCTGGTTTGCTTTCGGCAACCCTACTCGTAACACAGGTAGATTCAGAGAGTGCTTCCGTAAGTTCAAACATCGTTGGCGTAGGCGGCAGATAGACAGTCGCAATGCCAAGATGACCAACAAAGAGCTTATTGAAGAATGGCGTAACGACTACGGAGAAGACAGCGATTTCTTCAAGGTTCGCGTCAGAGGACTATTCCCATCCGCTTCAGACCTTCAATTCATACCACAAAGCTATGCCGATGCAGGCATGTCGAGACATCTGGAGTTTAGTCAGTATGGTTATGCGCCGAAGATTATCGGAGTAGACCCTGCATATTCTGGTAGCGATGAGGCGTGTATTTATCTTCGCCAGGGACTTTATTCAAAACTCCTGGGTTCATACCCCAAAACAGATGATGACGTTAAGTTCGCCCAGGTGGTTGCAGCCATAGAAGATGAGCATAAAGCAGATGCTGTATTCATTGACTTCGGGTACGGCACCGGCATTCATTCTGTAGGTAAATCATGGGGCAGAAAGTGGCAGTTAGTTAGCTTTGCTGGAGAATCAAAAGACCCTGCAATGCTCAATAAGCGCGGCGAGATGTGGAACTCAATGAAGTCCTGGCTCAATGAGGGAGGAAGCATTGATGACCAGCAAACAGCCGATGAGATTGTTGCTCCAGAGTACAAAGTTAAGCTAGATGGCAAGATCGTCCTGGAGTCCAAAGAGGACATGAAGCGACGAGGTGTTCCATCACCAAACCGCGCTGACGCACTAGCACTTACCTTCGCCTTCCCGGTAATCAAAAACAAACCAACCAAAGCAGCACCGGCCCCAATTAAACCAGTCGCACGGAGAAGATAATGGCCGACAATGAACGACTCAATTCCATCCTGTGTAAGTTTGACGCAGACTGGATGGCGAGCGACGAAGCCAGAACCGAAGCGACAAACGACCTGTATTTTAGCCGGGTGTCGCAGTGGGATGACTGGTTATCAGATTACACAACCCTGCAATACCGTGGCCAGTTCGATGTAGTGCGCCCTGTTGTGCGTAAGCTCGTTGCTGAGATGCGCCGCAACCCTATCGACGTACTATTCAGGCCAAAGGATGGCGCAGACCCAAACAGTGCTGATGTACTGATGGGAATGTATCGCACAGACATGCGTCACAATACCGCGAAGATATCTGTGAACATTGCTGTTCGTGAGCAGATTGAAGCAGGCGTGGGGGCGTGGCGCTTAATTACTGAATACGAAGACCAGGACCCAACCAGCAATAATCAGGTTATCCGCCGTGTTCCTATTCATGAGGCTTGCACCCACGTAGTCTGGGACAGCAACAGCAAGCAGATGGACAAGAGCGATGCAATGCATTGCACAGTCATCAATGCTATGAGCCGTGACGGATGGAAAGCATTTGCTGAGAAGAACGGATTCGATGATGACGAAATCCCATCGTTCCAGAATCCGGAAATGAACTGGCTATTCCCATGGCTGACCAGCGATGTTGTTTATGTTGGTGAGTATTACGAGGTAGAAGAGAAGAAAGAAACCGTTTTTATCTATCAGGACCCACTGACAGGCGAGCCGGTAAGCTACTTCCAGCGCGACATCAAAGACGTTATCGATGAGCTTGCTGATAAAGGCATGATCAAGGTAGCCGAGAAGAAGGTTAAGCGTCGCCGTGTATATAAATCAATCATCACCTGCACAACCATCCTGAAAGACCGCGAGCCTATTGCAGGTGAACACATTCCGATTGTTCCAGTGTTCGGTGAGTGGTCATTTGCAGGCGACAAAGAGGTTTATGAAGGTGTAGTCAGGCTGACGAAAGATGGTCAGCGCCTGCGCAACATGATCATGTCATTCAACGCCGACATCGTTGCTCGCACACCGAAGAAGAAACCTATCTTCTGGCCTGAGCAAATCGAAGGCTATGAGTACATGTACGGTGGTAATGACGACTACCCCTACTACCTACTCAACCGAACAGACGAGAACAATGGCGACCTTCCTGTGCAGCCTATCTCGTACATGGAAAACCCTGAAGTCCCACAGGCTAACGCATACATGCTCGAAGCGGCGACTAACTCAGTTAGCCAGGTCGCAACGATGGGTGTTGATGCAGAAGCCGCAAACGGTCAGGTAGCATTCGATACCGTCAATCAGCTGAACATGCGAGCAGACCTTGAAACGTTTGTGTTTCAGGACAACCTTGCTACTGCAATGCGTCGTGATGGAGAGATTTACCAGTCAATGGTGAACGACATCTATGACGTACCTCGTCAGGTGATGATGACACTTGAGGATGGAACCGAGAAACAGGTTCAGTTGCTCACTCAGGCGGTCGATTATCAGACCGGAACGGTGGTCACACTTAACGACATTCGCGGTCGCTATGAGTGTTACACGGACACTGGACCATCATTCCAGAGCATGAAGGAGCAGAACCGGGCAGAGATTCAGGAATTGCTCGCCAAGGTTCCTCCTGGCACACCTGAATGGCAGATGTTGTTGCTTCAATACTTCACATTACTCGACGGTAAAGGCGTTGAGATGATGCGTGAGTACGCCAATAAACAACTTGTCATGATGGGACTTAAGAAACCTGAAACTCCTGAAGAAATGCAAATGGTTCAGCAGGCACAGCAGCAACCTGAACAGCCATCGGCAGAACAGATGCAAGCGCAAGGCGTATTGCTCACCGGACAGGCAGATCTTCTTAATGCGCAGGTTAAACAGCAACAGCTTCAGGTAGACGCTGCCAAAGTCGACAGCGCCAACCAGCTAAATCAGGCGAAGATTGCTGAAATCTTCAACAGCATGGACCTGGATAAGCAAGCAGCTTTCCGGGACTTCTTAAACCTCATGCAGAAAGCGCAGAACGAATCCGCAGCCGATGCACGAGCCAACGCAGAACTACTTCTGAAAGGCGATAGCCAGCAGCACTCACAACGCATGGACTTCGCCAACCTCCTGCAACCGCAGAGACAAAATCCACCTTCCGGCAGAGCAGCCGAGCGTACCTCAATAAGAGAGAGTTAAATCATGACCGATACCACCAATATTCAGGGCTCTGAAGGCCAGTCTGTGCACGTCGATAACGCGGCGGCATCCGCAATCGATAATGCGTCAAATGCCAATGACGCAGCGCTGCAAGATCAAGGTTTCGAAATAGTTCTGAGTGGCGATGAGGCAAAACCATACCCGGGTAAAGACGCCAGTAATGCTGAGAAAGCGCAGTACCGTCTTGAGCGCAAGCGTCAACGTGAGCTTGAGCAGCAGGCGGAAGCTGTAAAGCGTGGCGAATTGCCGGAGAACTTACGGGTCGCTCCTGACCTCCCATCTAAGCCAAATGTGACTGACTACTTTGGCGATGACGCCCTGTATGGCAAATACAACGGCGACACCGTCATGGCGGCAGCTGCATTCCAGCAGGCAAACGATGAGTGGAATAACAAATCTTTAGACGCCCGAAGCAATGCAGTGGCAGAGCAGGGCCGAAAGGTTCAGGAGTTCACCCAGCAATCAGCGCAGTACGTCGATGCTGCCCGTAAACACTATGACGCGGCGGAGAAGCTCAACATTCCTGACTATCAGGACAAGGAAGATGCTTTCATGCAGATCGTGCCAGCCCCGGTTGCGACTGACATCATGCGCCTCTTCCCTGAGAAATCCGCCGCGCTCATGTATCACCTTGGGGCTAACCCCGAGAAAGCCCGCCAGTTACTGGCGATGGGCGGGCAGTCCGCGCTGATTGAACTCACTCGACTCTCTGAACGTTTAACTCTCAAACCTCGCGGTAAACAAGTATCAAGCGCTCCCCCTGCAGATGAGCCCATCACTGGTGAAGTAGTAGCTGCAAACGTAGCTGCGCTTAAGAAGAAGATGGAAGAAGCATCCAGCAAGGGTGACGTAGAGACCTACCGCAAGATTAAGAAACAATTACAAGGAATCCGATAATGGCTCTTAACGAAGGTCAAATGGTGACACTGGCTATCGATGAAGTAATCGAAACCATCACCAGTCTCACCCCTATGGCTCAAAAGGCCGGCAAGTACACTCCACCGGCCGCAGAAATGCAGCGCTCAAGTAACACCATCTGGATGCCTGTAGAGCAGGAATCTCCTACTCAGGAAGGATGGGACCTGACTGGTCAATCCACCGGCATTCTGGAGCTTAACGTTCCGGTAAGTCTGGGTGAGCCTGATAACGACTTCTTCCAGTTACGCGCTGATGACCTGCGAGACGAAACCTCATATCGTCGTCGTATCAATGCGGCCGCCAAGAAACTGGCAAGCAACTGTGAAGTTAAGGTCGCTAACCTGGCGGCTGAAATGGGCTCTCTGGTTGTTACCAGTGATGATCCGATTGGTACCACTGCAGGTAGTGGCTGGGATTTCGTGGCTGACGCAGAAGAAATCATGTTCTCCCGTGAACTGAATCGCGACTCAGGCCTTTCTTACTTCTTTAACCCGAAGGATTACAAGGCAGCAGGTCACGACCTGATTAACCGCGACATGTTCGGGCGCATCCCTGAAGACGCGTACAAAGACGGTACTATCCAGCGCCAGGTAGCTGGCTTTGATGACGTTCTGCGCTCTCCTAAGTTACCAACTCTGGCGGCATCTACTGCTACCGGCCTTACAGTTAGCGGAGCACAGAAATTCCAGCCTGTAGCGTGGGATTTGGACGCAGACGGCAACAAGCGCAACGTTGATAACCGACTGGCAACTGTAACTCTGTCTGCAACTACTGGTCTGAAGCGTGGTGACAAGATTAGCTTCACCGGCGTGAAGTTCCTGTCGCAAATGGCTAAGAACGTGCTGACCCACGACGCAACCTTCTCAGTGGTTCGCGTTATCGATGGTACTCACATCGAGATCACTCCTAAGCCTATTGCACTCGACGACACTGCGCTGTCACCAGAGCAGCGTGCTTATGCCAACGTGAACACCTCACTGGCTAACAGCATGGCCGTGAATGTGCTCAACACCACCACTACGCGTACCAACGTGTTCTGGGCTGATGACTCAATCCGTATCGTGAGCCAGCCAATCCCGGCTAACCACGAACTGTTTGCTGGCATGAAAACCAAACCATTCAGCATCCCGGAAGTGGGTATCAATGGCATTTTCGCTACTCAGGGCGATATCAGCACTCTGTCTGGCCTGTGCCGTATCGCTGTCTGGTATGGCGTTAACGCCACCCGCCCAGAGTCAATCGGCGTTGGCCTGGCAGACCAGGCGTAATCAAGAGGGGCTTCGGCCCCTTTCTTCTTTGGAGAAAAGCAATGTCTAACATGGTCTACCGCCACGGTGACGGCAAGAAATGGAAAGGTATCGGTTACGACTTTGCAATCGTAAGCGATGATGACCTGAAAGAGTATCTGGATGCTGGTTGGTTTGCACATCCTGATGACTTGATTCAGGCTCCTGCAGAGCCAGAGCCAGAGCCAGAGCCAGAGAAGAAAGAACGCAAAAAGCCAGGTCGTAAACCTAAGGCGGCAACAGATGAATCTCACGACTAAAGGCGATCTTGTTCTCGCTGCATTACGTAAGTTGGGCGTCGCCTCAAATGCCACACTAACCGATGTCGAGCCTCAGTCTATGGAAGACGGGGTTAACGACCTCGAAATGATGATGGCTGAGTGGTTTGAAGGCGATGAAAACACACCAGGGATAGATGTAGGGTACATCTTTGCTCCAGATGGTGTGGCACCAGAACCAGGCGACGCCCACGGGCTCACTACTGGAAAGCTCAGCGCGGTATACCATAACCTGGCTATCCGGGTTTCCACAGATTACGCAGTAGAGCCGTCAGCAAAAGTTATTACCACCGCAAGATATGGCAAAGAGCGCCTTATCAAGCTTTCTGCTATGTCACGCGCAAGCGATGCAAAATGTAAGTCCGGTTATCCAAACCGCATGCCAGTCGGCAGCGGGAACAGACTGGCTACGTATAACGGCTGGAACTTCTTCCGGCGCAAGGAACCATGCGATAACGGGAGCGAATAATGCCAGTTCAGCAGCTTCCACTAATGAAAGGTGTCGGCAAGGATTATACCAATGCCGATTACGTTGATTTCCTCCCAGTAAACATGCTGGCTACGCCGAAAGAAGTCCTTAACTCCAACGGTTATATGCGCTCATTCCCCGGGATTAAGAAGCTTCAGGATGTAGCAGGAGTAAGCCGTGGCGGGATGTATAACACGCATGAGGATGCAGTATATAGAGTTTGCGGCACGAAACTTTATAAGTCAGGAACATCAATCGGGGATGTAACCGGAAGTGCAAGAGTAAGCATGGCCTGCAGTTACAACAGTCAGGCCATTGGCGCTAACGGGACCATGACACTTTATCGCTATGACGGTACAACAAAGACCCTGGGCAATTGGGATATCTCAACCGGATATATTCAGTATGACCTTGGCAGTCTACGGGACATGTGTAGAAACCGATCCCGTTATATCTGGAGTAAGGATGGAACAGATTCATTCTTCATAAGCGACCTTGAAGACGAATCTAAGCCCGACCGTTACGCTGCAGAGTACCGGGCAGAAAGCCAGCCAGACGGGATTATTGGCATCGATAACTGGCGTGACTTTGTAGTGTGCTTCGGAACCTCAACGATTGAGTATTTTAACCTGACAGGTAATGCCTCGGCTGTTGGCGTGGCGATATACCAGAGTCAGCCTTCTATGATGGTTCAAAAAGGCATTGCTGGTACGTACTGCAAAACGAAGTACGCCGACACTCATGCAATTATCAGCCACCCTGCGACCGGAGCACCTTCTGTATACCTGATTAACTCAGGGGCTGTTCAGCAAATTGCCACATCAACAGTAGAGAAAATTCTCCAGAGCTACAGCGCTGACGAACTGGCTACGGCTTATATGGAAACGACGCGTTTCGAAGCGCATGAGCTTTTACTGATTCACCTTCCCCGCCATGTACTTGTGTATGACGGTTCAGTAACGCAAGGCGGTGCTCAGTGGGCAATTCTCAAAACGGGATTCTTTGATGATGTATATCGTGCTGTAGACCTTGTTTATGAGGGGAACACGATCACCTGCGGCGACAAGCTTTCAGGTCAACTAGGCGTGATGGACAAAGCAATATCCAGTCAATACACAGAGCAGCAGGAGCACCTGCTATATACACCCCTGTTCAAGGCTGACAACGCGCGAGTGTTCGACTTCGAGCTTGAATCCAGCACAGGCGTATCACAGTTCGCAGAGCGCATGTTTATCTCAGCAACCACAGATGGGATTAACTACGGACGTGAACAGATGATTCCCTGGAATGCCCCATTCCGCTATGACCAGAGAGCCATCTGGAAGCGATTGGGTCGCATCCGTAAGAACATCGGCTTCAAGATAAGAATTATCACCTCATCACCTGTGACGCTTAGCGGGTGTCAGGTAAGGATAGAGTGATGGCAGATGAACCGGTAAAGGTTAACGTGCAATCTCGCCGCGTTGACTCTTCAATCCTTCCCAATACATTCAGCCAGCCATATCGCCTCTACATAATCCAGCAAAACACTGACATGCTTAGCATTGCTAACGCTGCAAACAATGCCGGTGAACTTGCTTATGAGGCCACAGTAAAGAACGAACAGCAGGATGTCATACTTGCCGACCATGAGAGCAGGATTTCTGCGTTACGAGTTGAAGTAGACGATCACGAAATTCGCATCACTGGTAACACATCTGCGATATCAGCACTTTCTGTCAGGGTTACAACGGCTGAGGGTAATATCACGACGCTGCAGGCCGATGTCTCAACGCTGCAGACAAACTTATCATCGTTAACTACTCGCGTAACAACTGCAGAGGGAAACATCACTACTTTGCAGGGTGATTACGTATCCAAATCAGCGGTTACATCGCAAACTCTGGCCTCACCTCTCAACGTAGCAACCTCTTACTCTGTTGGCGGGACGAAAGTTGTTGGCACACGCAAAACAGGCTGGACCGCATCCACTGGAACCGCATCAAGAGCGGGGATAAACGGAAGCACTACATACACCGTTAGCGCCACGTATACGCAGGCAGAGATTCAGGCTATAGCAACCGGACTACAGCAGATAAGACAATGGGCTGTGGCTATGCAAACCGATATGGGAGCAACATCCGGACACGGGTTGATAAACGCATAATGCATATAAAGCTCATCGATAATCCGGTGAAGCTTGCAGAATTCCTAAATAACCCAGAAAACACAGGAAATATCGTAGATAGCGGGGATAAATACTTCATCAAGCCTGATGCGGTATATCTCGGCATCTATGAGGGCGTTTTGCTGGCAGGCGTTCATGAAGTGCGTAACTTCTGGCACTGTGTAGTGGAATGCCATGCAATTTACTCCCCTGGTTTTCGCGGTGAATATGCCCTGAATGGTCACCGCTTATTCTGCAAATGGCTTCTAGACAACTCCCCATTCCTCAACAGCGTCACGATGGTTCCAGACACTACAAAATATGGCCGTGCGCTTATTCGACTGCTTGGCGCCACGCGTATAGGCCATATGGATGACGCCTATATGAGCAATGGTAAACCAGTTGGAATCACCCTCTATCAACTACCCCGCTCGAAATATGAGGAACTCTTAAATGCTAATTCATCAGATTGCCCGTAAGCACCTCAACAAAGCGGTGTATCAGAAGGGTGGCGACAGCGGTGCCGGTGCGCAGGCCGATGCAACCAAGAAAGGCGTAGAGCTACAGCGGGATATCTGGCAAACGAACATGAAGAACCTTGCGTGGGCAACGCCACTTGCTCAGCAATACGTTTCTCAGTTGCAAGGACTGTCCACGCTTCAAGGGCAAGGCAATGCGCTAAACCAATATTACGGGTCCCAACAATACAAAGATCTTGCGAACCAGGCTCGTTATCAAAGCCTTAATGCCGCAGAGGCAACTGGAGGTCTTGGCTCAACAGCAACCAGCAATCAGTTAGCTACAATCGCGCCAACGCTGGGACAAAACTGGTTATCAGGGCAGATGAATAACTATCAGAACCTGGCAAATATCGGCCTCGGTGCTCTAACGGGGCAAGCCACTGCCGGTCAGAACTACGCGAACAACACGAGTCAACTATACCAGCAGCAAGCCAACGCAGCAGCAGCAAATGCTAACCGCCCATCAGGGTTCCAGTCTGCACTAGGTGGGGCAGCTGCAGGTGCGGCAGCAGGTACGGCAATAATGCCAGGATGGGGTACGGCAATCGGTGCCGGTGTTGGCGCACTAAGCACACTATTTTAAGAGGCATTCATGGCTACATGGCAGCAGTCAGGTAACCCAGGCGGGTTGTTGGCCGGTCTTGGTTCAGTAAACGTAAATGCACCTCAGGCCAGCGATGCTAATACTGCACTGGCATACATCCGCCAGAACAACGAAGACGAGCGATCAGGCCGAAACAATATTGGCCTACAGGCATTGCAGGGTATCGGCTCTGTGATGGATATCTACAAACAGCAAGATCAGCAGCAGAGGCAGCAGGAGTTCCAGCAGGCCTACGGTAAGGCCTATGCATCAGGTGATCGCAATGCTATGCGCCAACTTGCTGCGCAATATCCTGACCAGGTTGATGCAGTACGCAATGGAATGAAGTTTGTAGACGAAGACCAGCGCTCAACCGTAGGTAATCTTGCGGCTGCAGCACGTCTTGCAGCAACGTCACCTGAAGCTATGGGTACATGGCTGCAGAACAATGCAGCAGACCTGCAGCGTGTTGGTCTTGACCCAAAAGAGGTGGCGCAAACCTACCAGCAGAACCCTCAGCAGTTTGGTGAGTTTGTTGACCATCTTGGAATGGCTGCGCTTGGGCCCGTTGATTACTTCAACGCACAGGACAAAATCGTCGGTCAGGCTCTCAACCGCGACAAACTGAACGAGACTATCCGCAGCAATCAGGCCGGTGAAAGCAATACTCGACGTGGACAGGATATCTCTGCTTCTACAGCAAGACGTGCGCAAGACTTGGCTATGCAACGTGCATCCATGAAAGGTGGCGCTCAGGCAAACGGTGACCGCACTGTTCAGCTAGCAGACGGACGTACCGTCAATGTAGGAGGCAAGCTTCATGGGGCAGGAGCCAATGCGTTCTATGAAGGCATCGATAATGACGGGAATATGGTTCGCGTGCCTGCCAGTGCAATTGCCGCTCCTGCTACTTCGGCAGCCTCAGCGCAGAATTCAGCAATGTCTAAGGACATGAATGCAATTCTCGAAGCGCCAGCTGATAAGCTGAACTTCATGACTGGCATGACAGGCGGAAACGGCACTCCTTCATGGGATGCAGAGGCTCGCAGTCGATGGAGTGGCGGAGAGCAACGTCAGTTATTCAATGCCACCAAGCGCATTCAGGGCAAGATGCAGAATCAGGGTATTGCTGCAGCGAGGGATATGGGTGCATCAGGCATCAACACGGTTGCCGAAGCCAAGATGTACTTTCAGGGCATGCCTCAGGTTGACTACTCTAGCCCTGAAGCAATGCAGCAATCTCTGCGTGACATCCAGCAATACACGAACGACTACAACCAGCAGTACAGCGTTAATGTGGGTAATGCTGGCGCAAAATCACAGCCGGCACGACAGGCACAGCAATCTCAACAGCAACCACAGCAAAGCGCAGGCTTCTCTTCACTATGGGGTGACTAATGGCTAAGGCATGGAAAGACGTTATTGCCTCTCAGCAGTATCAGGCACTGGCACCAGAGCAGAAAGCACAGGCGCAGGAGCAGTATTTTAATGAAGTGGTTGCTCCGCAGGCGGGTGATAGCGCAGAGCAGGCAAAACAGGCTTTCTATGCTGCATATCCAGTTCCGTCAGCAGAGCCTCAGCAACAAGTGCAGCAACCACAGGATGAAGCGCAGCAACAGCAGGGCGGATTCATATCTGACCTTGGGAATGCTGCTGAGCAAGCAGGTCGAGGACTGATAAACATTCCATTTGATGCATTGCAAGGCGGCGCAAGTCTGATTAACGCAATCAGTCAGGGGTTAGGCGGGCCAAAGGTCCTGGATGATGTTTATCGTCCAGTAGACAGGCCTACGGACCCTTATGCTCAAGTTGGTGAGTCAGTTGGTAACTATCTTACTCCCGGACTTGGCGTCGCTGGAAATATGATTGCTGGGTCTATTTCTGATGCAACCAATCAACAGGGAGACTTCGCCACAAACGTAGCTAAAAATGCAGCAATTAACCTTGGGGCTCAAGGTGCATTGTCTGCTGTAGCGAAGGGTGTTGGTCGGGGAATTACAGCTGTTAAAGGTACAATTGCACCTGAAGCAGCTCAGACTATAGCGAATGCGGAATCCTTGGGCATAACACCAATGACTTCTGACATGATTAAGCCAGGGAATGCATTCACAAAAGGTCTTGTGCAGGGAGGCGAGGGTGCGTTGTTAGGTTCAGGGGCGCAAAGAGAGACCCAGCAGGCAGCAAGAAGCAAGGCTGTGTCAAACTATCTTGATAAATTCGGAGAGTACAACCCTGATGATGTGGTCAAATCGCTAACAAATAATCTAAAAGGGCGCAGGGATATTGCTGGAAAGGCACTGGAAGGCATCACGCAAAAGATGGGCACAACACCTGTAGAAACCTCCAATGCAGTTACCGCGATTGATGACAGTCTGGCTAAGCTTAATCGCCTTGGTACATCAGCCGATAAAAACCTAGTGTCTACGCTGGAAAACTTAAAGTCTGAGCTATCAAGCCCAAATATTGACTTCGACCTGTTAAAGCAGCACAGGACAGCGTTCCGCTCAAATGTACAGGGTGATGCAATGGTATTTCCTGACCATGCAAAGGCGATCACAAACCGCATTGAAAATGCGATGACGAGAGACCTGCGTGGAGCGGTCGGGAAAAGTCTGGGCCCACAAGAGGCGGCTAACTACATCAAGGCTAATTCTGATTACTCGAATATCTACAACAAAGTTCTGAACAAGAAGATCGCCAACAATCTTAATAAGGCAACAAACGAGGCGACACCAGAGCTCATCAATAGCGTCGTGTATAGCCGCAATGCTTCGGATATCAAACGAATCTGGCCAGCGCTGGATGAGAAAGGAAAGGATGCTATGAGGGCGGCGTACATCAGCCGCATATCTGAGAAAACTGGCGGGTCACCTGCAAAATTCCTTACTGAAGTGAACAAACTAAAGCGTCAAGCTGGAGGTGAAATTTACAGCACCATATTCAGCGGGAAACACATGAAGGAACTTGACGCACTGCATGAAGTTCTCAGGGAAACCGCTCGCGCAGATTCAGCTAACGTTGTAACTCAAACAGGGCAAGCTCTAGCTAATCCTCTCAGGCTTGGTGCTGGGGTTGCTTCGGGAGGGACATCGCTAGCATCAGAGGCAGGTTATGGGCTGGCAATGAGAGTCTATGAATCAAAGCCAGTGAGAAATGCACTGCTAAGGCTCGCCAATACTAAGCCAGGAACTCCATCATATGAAAATGCGCTGAACAATGCAGCCAATCTTGTCAGGCCATTTATAGCATCTCAGGCTGCGCGAGAGTAAGAGCTGATGATGGCATCTGTGGATTTCAATTTAGCAATTTCAATTTTCATGTAAAAGATATCATCCTGAAGGTCAGAAATTGTAATTTCATGTGCATCACATTTTCTACGCATTCCTTCCATAAGTGTTCCAATTGTCCCTATAGCAATTATTACTGCAACAATAAAGATGATGAAACCGATATAAACGAGAGTAATCATTTAAATCTCCTGAACCAATAAATGTAATTAATTTAATTATAGCACCGCTGCGCAAGTTTTATCTTGTGCGGCTTTGCTGCGCCCGGAGCACAGTAAATGTCAGATATAACAGCAAATGTTGTAGTGAGTATGCCTAGCCAGTTATTCACTCTGGCGCGTTCATTTAAAGCAGTTGCAAATGGGAAAATCTACATAGGCCAGATTGACACTGACCCTACTATCCCATCAAATCAGATTCAGGTGTATATCGAGAATGAGGATGGTAGTCACGTACCCGTATCACAACCCATCATAATCAATGCGGGTGGTTACCCGGTATATAATGGGAACATAACCAAGTTCGTTACGGTGCAAGGCCATTCAATGGCTGTATATGACGCCTATAACGCCCTGCAATTTTACTTTCCCAATGTACTAGGGTATGAACCGGATCAGTTTCAGGTAAATATTGGTGCAAGTGATGGTTTTAAGTATGTAGGCCAGTGTCCTGATGTAGCCACCCTAAGAACGATTGAGCCGGCAACAAATAGCCAGAGAATTCTTCTGCGTGAGTATACAGCAGGCACAGGTTACGGTGGCGGTCAGCTACGAGCAGTTCTTGACGGGAGCTCTTACACGGACAACGGCGTTACTGTGTTTAAAACAACTGGCGGCGCTGCGTGGATTCGAGTTAATTCTGACATCGTGAACCCATTAATGGCTGGAGCAGTGCCTGATGGCATTACGCCTTGCTCATCAGCGATTAACGCTATGTTTGCTGTCGGGAAGAGAATGCAGTTTACTGGAGGGGATTATCTTTTGGATGCGACAATTACACTTCAATCTGATAGGAGTGTAGATTTTGGGGCATCAAGATTAATCCAAGGCACATCACTTGCTAACTATATGTTTGCCATACGAGGGAGTAATTCATCCTCTACTGGAGGGGTATTCGTTGGCACTGGCACAAGAACTAACTCTATAGCAGCGGCTATTATTATAGCTGATACGTCATATAGCAAAGTAAGTGGAGCAATCGTTCGAAGAGCGCCTGGTGCTGGCATTCAGATGATTAATGGCACAAGATGTTCAATCATCAACTGCATATCTGAAAACAACTGGGGGAATGGATTAGAAGATCGGTATGGTAATTTCAATGAAATAATAAACTCAATTGGCAATTACAACGGATATTTAAGCGAAACTGAAATATTTAACGGTGGTAGAGGCTGCCTGGGGTGGAAGAGCACTGGAACTACATTCAGAGGAAATCAAACGTTTGGTAACAGTGAATACGGAATCCGAGTTTATTCACAAACTGGTGATGATGCAGTAACTAGATATATTCATATATTCGATCACATTTCTGGTGATAATGGAAAGATTGATATATACATTTACAACGATGCTGGAAACCTGCTCAATATCGAATTAAGCAACTGCCATGTTCACCGGTGGAATCAATCAAATTCAGGGAGTTACATGGTTGCGCTCCAAGGAACCAGATGCCACTGGAATGGAGGAAGCATTACAAAGTACGGTGACATCTATGATGCTGCCGCAGTATCGTTTAGCAATGGGGACAACATAACATTCGAAAATACTAGCATAACAAATGTAACCTCAGCATTTGGTAACACAGCAAACAATACCACTGTGAGAAACTGCACTATTAACTCTTCATTAGTCATCACGGGGACAGGCACTGGGTCAACTGTTGGCTATCTGACTTTTGAGGCGTGCTCATTTAACCACACTGGGGCTGGAACTACCGATATTGCATTAACAGTTACATCTGCAACAAGGCTTAATGATTGCCGTTTTAATGGGTTCTATCGAAACGTGTCTTGGACAAATGAGCCTTTAATTCTGACTGCGTGTCATAGCACTAACACAACTGGAGACGCAATCAGAATGTACGGAGATGGTGTTGGCGCATTTTATAGCTCAGGCTGTAGGTGGGACGTTGCGACCGTTCCTGCATGGCTCGGAAGCTTAGTTAAGCAAGGAACTGCATTGCCAGTTTTATACGATACAGCGGCGCCAACAACTTTAACCTGGCCCAGGGGTTCAAGGTGCATAAATTCAGCACCTGCTATTGGAAGCCCTAAAGAATGGGTATGTGTCACTGCTGGTACCCCAGGAACATGGCAATCCACAGGAAACCTTTGATGTGATATCCTCATGAACAAGGATGTTTTTGAGGTGCTTATGTCAATTTCAAGAAGAAAATTTATTAAATTAGCCGCAGCTATCGGCGCGCTGTCAGGGTCAGGTCTTCTTTTTGCGCATTACGTGCCTGGAAGGAAGAACCGCGTATTCATAATCTATGGGCAGTCTAATTCCACTGGTAGCGTTGACTATTCGCAAACGTGGAGAACGCCAAGCCCATGGGATGTTTATGCGGATTCTTACGAAGGTGAGAGAGACGGCAGTAAATTCATTACAGTAAACAGATCGGAAGCATTAACTTTATCTCCAGATGGGTCCAGTTTGTCAAGTTTAGGTGAGATGGCTTATGGTGTAGATGCTGGAGAAGGTCCAGTTTATGGCATTGCCTCGCATCTATCGAAGGCATTCCCAAAAGACAATTTAATTATTTTTGGGCATGGCAGAGGATCTCAATATATTGAGCAACTTATCAAGCCAACCGAGGGATTAATTCTCAATGGCGATAAATACAATAAACCTCTATCAAAAGAATCTTCTGACTATAATGTAGTTTCAGGCAATAAACCATTGCTTTATTATCGTGAGCCAAAATTTCGTTACCCTTATCTGAATGGCATGTGGATGCTAAAAAAGATAAAAGAGATTACTAAAAGCGATATTCAAGTTGATGGCATCTTCTGGATTCAAGGTGAAAATGATGCTATAGCACCTAAAGGTTATGGAGAAAAGCTATTATCTTTCAGAGATGAGTACCTCAAAGACATAATGGCAATAACTGGACAGGGAAAAGCACCAGAGTTCGTCTTTGAGCAAAGTAACTATTGCTGGCATGGATTTAAAACAGAAGTCAAGAGAATAAACTCTCACTTTGGCCTTAACGTAGAGCAAATGCTTGCGCATCAGGAGGCTAAAAGCTCAGGGATTAACATGTATATCTCTGGCCCTCGCTACCACTTGACCAATGAGATACATATGTACCCTCATGTCCAGCGTGCACATGGCGAAAAAATGGCTCAAGCATTTTTAACGAGCATTTATGGAGGGCGTCAATGGAGCCCCCTTTGCTACTCGTCACATCACATTGATGATGGGAAGTTGATGATAAAATTCAATGTACCCGTAAAGCCGTTGCAGTTCAGAAAGACCCTTAATGGCATGTACACTTTCTCAAAAGATGGTTGTCCTATGGGCTTCCATTTTACGGGAAAGAAGTTGGAAAGCGACGATGTGGAAATTATATCATCAGATACAGTAATCATTAACACGCATGGTAAGCGCGGGGTTGTTAGCTACCTGAAGGAATCAAGGATAGGAGAGCTCTGTGACAGCGACGACTTCCCAAGTCATTTTAAGGATAGATATCACGCGGAAAACACTATGGTGAACTATTGCCTTCCTTTTGAAATCATAATTTAAGCGATAAAAGTTCTAGCCCACTCAAGTGGGCTTCTTCTGGAACTTAAGCTGAGCGTTAGCAATAGCAATCAGTCTTTCATTTTCCTTTTCAATCCGCATTGTAACCTCCTTTAGTGCCTCGCTAATTGCGTGAGCGAATAGCTCGCGATCATCCTCGCTTGATGGGTCTTTTTCTTCTATGTACTCCATCAATTTCTCAAGCCATCCATCAGGCTGAGCATCCCTGTAAATAGTTTCGAAAAGAATTTGAAGTATTTCTGAGTTCAAAGAACGTCCATTTTTAGTGGCCCTATTTTGAACCGCCTCCTTCAGCTCATCAGGCATTCGCAGCCCGAATGGTGCAATGTTTCTAGTTCCGCGCATGATCCAACCCCCATCTAAAAGCGATATCACAGTGTAATCAAAAAATACTTGACGACATAGATTCACGGTGCAATCATTTCACCGTGATATCAAAAACGAAGGAGATCATCATGGATTCACTTTATATCAGTCGCAAGCGTGAAAACTTCATGCTACGCCTTCCAGAGCGAATGAAAGAGGAGATTCGCCGCATGGCGGAAATGGACGGGATTTCTATTAACTCTGCGATTGTTCAGCGTTTAGCTAAAAGCCTACGCGAGGATAGGGCGAGTGGTCAGTAAAAACATCGAAGCCCCAATGGCTGCAACCATCGAGGCTTCTAATTTGTCAGTATCTACCAAGGAACTAACAATGAATAGTTTAGCTAAATCTACTGTGAATTGCACCAACAGCATCGTCATTTCTGACATCAAAATCCACATGGATTCTGATGGGCGTTACTCGCTCAATGATCTGCATAAGGCAGCAGGAAAAGAAGATAAGCACCAGCCAGCTTTCTTTATGCGAAGAAATGAAACCATTGAATTGATTAATGAAATTTTTAATTCTGCGAATATGCAGAATAAGAACCCTGTAGATTCCAAGAAAGGCCGCTACGGTGGCACCTACGTTTGCAAAGAGTTAGTTTACTCCTACGCCATGTGGATCAGTGCTGCTTTCGCACTGAAGGTCATCCGTGCATATGACGCACTGGTAACTGGCAATGCAAATGAAGCTGTTCGCATTGCTAAGACTACCGTAAGCGAACGCACTCCATTACGTGACGCTGTTAACATGCTGGTAGGAAAGAAAGGCCTGCGTTACGATGACGCATACAACATGGTTCATCAGCGATTTGGCATTGATAGCATTGATGAGCTTTCTCTCGACCAAATCCCTCAGGCTGTTGAGTATGTCCATCGTGTAGTGCTTGATGGTGAATACATTCAGCATGATAGTAGGAACGCAAATACCCTTTCAGCCAAAGAGCTAAATTCTCTCGTGTGGCTGTGGGATTACGCAAACAGAACGCAAGCAGTGTTTAAGGCACTATATCCAGCCATGAAAATGCTTGAATCTGGTTTCTCAGGTCGCTGCTTCGATTATGGTCATGACTTCTCTTACACCATCAATGCCGCTCGTGATGTGCTTTTAGCCCAATCCAATAATATCGACATCACCGCACCAGATGGACCAACAAACCTCTCTGCATGGCTGCGATTGAAGAATCAAGAGCTTCCTCCATCGCTCTACCAGCGCTAAAAATAATATCCAGCACAGCAATAAGATAGCCCACTTCGGTGGGCTTTTTGCTTTCCGCATGTTGATCGATACCGCCGATCAATAATACTGTATGCATACACAGTAACTATCGGAGGTGCATTATGGGATTCCCGTCGCCAGCAGCAGACTACGTTGAAGAACGTATATCACTTGACCAGCGCATCATAGCGAGGCCATCAGCCACATACTTCATGAAGGCAGGAGTGACACACTATAGAGAAGGTATCCTTCAGGGGGCATTACTGGTAGTCGATGCCTCACTGAATCCTTGTGATGGGTCACTTCTGGTGTGCTCATGCGAAGGTGAGTTTCGTATCAAGCGCTATCGAACACATCCACAGCCATATCTTGAGAATCTGGAAAACGGTCACAGGGAGTTGTTACGCCAGAAGGATGAGACAACCGATTCTGACAAACCGGTGTTCGGAGTGATCACCTACATCATCAATGATGCGAGGACTGGCGAGTTTGATGACTGTCCGGTTATGTGAGACAGAAATGGGACACACAAAGCTTTGCATCGGTTTGCAAGGCTTTGCATGTTTTTCGAAGATGGGACGTGTGAGCGCCGGATTGATGGGGTAAGTTATTGTTAGCTCAGGTAGTTCCAGGAACTTCTAAGCCGTAGGTCGTAGGTTCGAATCCTACAGGGCGTGCCATTATTAATCATGCACTTACGCCTCCTTCACATCCTCCTTATTTCCGCTGTGGGACATATTTGGGACATCAAGCCCAAAAATCGAGTCAATTTGCTTCGCATGCTCAGTTAAATGGTTAGGTGCTAAGTGGGCATATCGACGAACCATTTCGATGCTTTCCCAGCCGCCCATTTCCTGCAGCACAGATAACGGAACGCCAGACTGAATTAACCAGCTCGCCCATGTATGTCTCAGGTCGTGGAATCGGAAATCCTCTATACCTGCACGACGACAAGCAGCATTCCATGCACTCTGGTCATCAACCCGCATCTTCCTCACTGATGGAGTCTTTGAACCATCAGGACGCACACCGGCTTTCATATGGACGAACACCCATTTATGATGATTGCCAATCTGATCGCGTAGTACCTTACAGGCCGTATCATTCAGCGCTACGCCAATAGCTCTGTTTGATTTACTGTCTTCAGGATTCACCCAGGCAACCCGACGCTGCATGTCGATTTGTTGCCACTCCATATTGATGATGTTCGAACGACGAAGGCCGGTTGCCAGCGCAAACTTAACAACCGACTTAAGTGGCTCAGGACACTCCTCAATAAGCCTCTTTGCTTCCTCATGCTCCAGCCAGCGCACCCGCTTATTCCTTACTGCCGGCACCTTAATCACTGGTGCTTTCTCCAGCCATTTCCAGTCACGCTCTGCCGCACGCAGAATAGCTTTCATCAGTGCCAGATGCTTGGCCTTGGTGGAAGTGGTGACGGGGGATGCCGAATATACCGGTGCTGGCTGTCCATTCTTCTGCGCCGCTGCTGCCTGAATTTTCCATATCTCAAGCAGCTTGCGGTTGCTCATCTTGTTTACTGCTGAGTAAATCCTTTGCTCAGTGACATCCTTTAATCGAATCCCTTCGAAGTGTGCCAGCCAGAAAGCCATGCGGCTGCGGTCGTCTTTCAGTGACTTCTTCTCGGCCTTTTCCTCAAGCCACCGCATGCAAGCATCATCAAACGTTACATCAGGGAAATCGCCAAGCCGGTCTACTCGCCACAATTCAGCTTTGCGCTTGTCATGTAGCTCAGTAGCGAGCCGTTTGTCGGAAGTCCCAAGGCTTTCCTTAATTCGCTTCCCGCCCGGGAGCGAGTACGATGCGTACCATATTTCACCTCTGCGGAAGAGTGACATTTCGTTTCCTCTTTAATGCCATCACCCGCGCTCACGGCGACAGTATGCAGCGGAGACTGAAGCGCCGCAATGCAGGCTTGCCGTGTGGTGAGGTATGGGGACTTTGGTTTTGAAGGGTCTTTACGTGTTGCCTGAAGGCGGCCTGTGCGAATCCAGTTGGTAGCGGTAGGTCTGGATATCTTGAGAAATGCACAGGCCTCATCGAGTGTGAGACTGTGTGATTCCATGGTTACTCCTTGCGTTTGGTGAATCCACCGCAGCCGCATTTAGGGCACATGGTATAGATAATACCTTTGCGCTCAACCCTGTCGGCACTAGCGTGTTTATGGCCACACGCGACACAAACAAATATCAGCATTATCTATCTCCAATAAAAAACCGCCATTGCGGCGGTCTAGTCGATGCGGATGTGTGGAATCTTTCCGGCTGCTATAGCGTCGTAAATATCAATAGAGTCTTGTGATGTTGAAACACCTGCATCAAGAATCTCAAATAACGCCTCAATAGCCGCATATCTCTTATTGTATTCCTCGGAGCGGATGGTTCGGAAAATGGTATTGCTCAGGTGGCGAATTCCATTATCTGAAGTCCATACGCATTCATCGTAGTACGCGATAATTGTTCCACCGTACCACTTACCGGCTTCAATTGCGGGGTGGCCTAAATCTGGCTGCTTGCAAGTGTATTCGACACGACACCCCACCGGAGGCAAGCCCTCGCCATCCCATTCTGGTTTATGATGCTCTGACTTGTGCAATCGGTATGCCACGACATCGGCACCATTACTGAAATGTTCCCAGCGGAAATTATCTGCGACATCACCATCAAGATCAGCCTGACCCTGCGCTCGGAATTTAACTTCAACTACCACATCACCATCTACCGGGCACTCACCACCACACCACGAAATCCAGCCATCGTAATCAGGTTTATTGATGATCATCTCTTTGCTGGCTGCAAGTGCTGATTCGTATTTCTCGCGGGTAACTGATCTGTGTGTATCATCAGCCACGATACTCAATTTCATATCCACAGTATTAACAATGCATCCTCGAGTACCAACAAGTCGACCTTTAGCGTTTTGATACAAACTTTCTGCGCCTGGCGGCCAACCACCCAAACTCGGCAATTCCTGCACCAAAATATCAATCAGTTTCACATTCATCTCCTTACGCTAATTTCTTATACACGCGAGGCTCATCAACAGTAGCCGCGCGAAGTTCGTGTTCTGCGTGAGAACTGTAATCACCGGAGTCCCACAAAACGCGATACCATGTCGGCCTGTTCTCCTGCTCCGTAACGCCATCAACCACTCCTTTGATATCGCCTGACTTGTGCTTTAATATTGCGCCCACAGCAAATTTAGCCATAACAAGCCCTCTGACATGTGAATGAGTGAAGAGATAGCGCTCAGAGCCATAATTCCGACTATGAGCCAGATAACTGGATTGGCGTGCATGATGACTACGGATAAAGAAAAACCCGCTGGGTGCGGGTTTGTTATGCGTCGAATGGGTTAGGCATCGATGTTCACCTTGATAGCGAAAACCTTCACCGGATCTGGGCCGAAGTGTGGATGTGTTATCACCTTCACTTCGTAACCGTCATATGGAATGTCGATGCGCTTGCTTGCGTCATCGCGCTTTGGATAGCCGCGGGTGATAATCAGGCGGTCAAAGCGACGCGGTAATTGCTGGTTATGACCATGCGATAGCCTGCGGCACCAGTACGGATTTACCAGGCGATACTCCTCTGTTTTCTCGCCAGACTTCATCTGGTCGAAGTATTCACCGTTAACAGCCAGCTGCAGGTTAGCCATTCTTCACCTCCTGCTGCGGTGCTGCTGAGAAATGCTCTATACCTTTTGCCCAAATAGCTTTGATATTGGTCCAACTGACTTGAACTTTGGTTTCAATTCTTCCGCTACCGTCACATGTGTCGCACTGATCATCACCAAAGCACTCTGGGCAGTTTATGAACTTGGTTTCTGAAAATTCACCCAATAGCGCTTCCTTAGCGCCGTTCTCTGCCGTCAACTTCATCGGCACCAGCACCCAACTATCCGGAATCACCGGAGAGTTGCCATCGGCACCCTGAAGCATGGCGGCGTGGCGCTCTGACTCGATGAGGCGCTGCTCAAGTGCGGCGAAGTCGGCATGGCTAACATACCCACCATCTTGCTTATCCAGCATCGCTGCGTATCTTCCTGATGCTGAATCTTTGTATCCAACGCTATAACGGTTCACGCTCATTTCTTAGCCCTCTGGTTTAACCACGCTGTCAGGAATTTGTTCTCGTTCACGCTCTGGAAGCTATTACGCTTCAGCATTTCTTCGCGTGGGATATCGTTGATGGGTTTGAAGCGGTGGCCGGCTATCAATTCGCTGGGCTGTATGAAGGGGTCGTAAAATGTGCCTATCATGCTGCTTTCCTCATTTCAGGTTTCAGTCTGAACTCAATCCCGCCTATACATTTCCCGCCAAACTCAGCACCCCACGGATGCGCTTCACATAAATCCTTAACAAGCTCTAACTCTGCGTAAGTGATGTACTCGCTTTGCTCTTCCATGAGGCTCCCCCACCCTTCGTAATAGGGGTCATGCGTTACCAGGTTAGCGCCAGCCGTGAAACATCCATCAGCTGGGTTAACGCCGCTCCAGTAGGTCGCAATGAAGTTCTTCTCGCTAAGCTGAAGCTTCTGAATAAGCTGCTCACGAGAATAAAGGCGTCTGTTGGATATGTGATACATGGCGAATTGCGGGTGTGGTTAACCCGCCTCCGTGAGGTGAAATAGAATGTTCAGGTGGTGGTTACTTTTGGACTAATTTCTGCCAGATTACAGAAACGTATTTGGCCTGATGTATTGCATCATCAAGTGCGCTGTGTCGGGTTCCTTCAAATGGCATATCACGCTTAGGTTCGATTCCGATCGCTTTACCCATCTCGACTACGGTGCGCACATCGCGGTCATTCCACCATTGCCAAGGGGCTTCCTGCCCGGTGAGAGCGTAACTGTTACGGAGAATCACGCAATCGAACGATGCACCGTTACCCCATACCTGAACGAATCTTGGCTTGGCGTGCTTAGCGACAAAATCAGATAGCCAGCCAAGGGCGGTTGAAAGCTCTTCGGTATCAGTGGTTAAAGCCTTTCGTGCGGCTTCGCCTTGCTCCATCCACCATAGGATTGTTGAGGCGTCAGGCCTGGCGCGGAACCTCATTGATGACTCAAGCGATACGTTTACCTGGAAGTCATCGCCTGTAGCACCGGTGTTCGGGTCGAAGAATACAGCGCCAATGGAGATGATAGGCGCGTATGGACCGTTACCCATCGTTTCCAGGTCAATCATTAAGTGGTTCATATTCGTCCTTAAATTGCGTGAATAGTGTGGCGAGGGAAGGGAAGCGTTACCGGAGCAAACGGAATATCGTCGTCGAAGTTCATTGGGGGTTCGCTAGCCTGCTTAGTCTGTTGCGGCTGGCTATTTTGCTGCTTTGGCTGGCTATCCGCTTCGCGCTTACCTCCAAGCATTTGTAGCGTGCCCCCAACACCAACCATAATTTCAGTTGTGTACTTCTCTGTTCCTGACTGATCTGTCCATTTTCGAGTGCGCAGCTTTCCTTCCAGATACACTTCAGAGCCTTTCCGCAGGTATTCACCAGCTATCTCAGCCAACTTTCCACTAAGTACTACACGGTGCCATTCCGTTTGCTCTTTTTGCTCGCCAGTCTGCTTGTCTCGCCACTGTTCCGATGTAGCTACGGTCATGTTGGCAAATGCAGCGCCAGAAGGCGCATAGCGCACTTCAGGATCCTGACCTAATCGACCTACGATGATTACCTTGTTAACGCCTCTGCTAGCCATTTATGCCGCCTTATCCTCTGTTTCGAAGTCTGATTTACGAGCGTCGTAAACCTCTTTTGCTTTTGACTGATATTCCGTACCGCGAAGTGTTCGCCATGCTTCTTCAAACAATGGCTTTAGCTCGTCCATGCTTTGCGCGTTGCCGGCCATATCAACGAATGATTTAAGCGTTTCTTCATGAGGGTTTACGCCTGACTCAAGCCAGTTCAGTAGCTGCTTTCCTGTATCTTCACTGAGTATCAAAGGGTCAGAGTTGGAAAATAGTTTTGTGCGGTCTTTACTGGCGATTGCATGGTGTGTTTCATGCGCAATATCCAGAACGGTTGTGAACTCATATTCAACGCCGTCACGCTGTTCTGACTTCATGCCAAGTTTTGCGACCTTCTTGCGGCCGTTCTCTTCAACCTGTGCCGTCTCAGTCTTGCTTCGCATGGTTGCTATGATGTGCATTGAAGAGCGCAAAATCGCATCAAGAAATAATCGGTGGCGGGGGTTAATTTCACTCCATGCTGACCAGCTGTTACCGCGATATTTTGCCTTGGCAATGGTGTCTACCAGCTCAAGACACCCACCAACTCCACCCCATTCATGAGTGATACTGTCAATCACAAGCGTGTCATAACCTGCATCCTCTGCAGACTTGATGGCTTCAATGAATCGCTCCGGTGAAAATGGAGGATCAAGCTCTAAAACATCGAATTCAGCTACATCAGAGTAAAGGGATGCGCTTCCTTTCTCGGTGTCGATGAAAGCAATCTTCCCGCCAATTCCTTTGGCAACTAGCAGTGCACTATATGTTTTACCTGATCCACTTGGCCCGGTAAGTGCCAGCCGTAGCTTGGCTTTCTTTCTCATGGCTTTTTCAAATTTCATGGTGTTTACCTTTAGAATGGAAGTTCGTTAGGGTTTGCAAGAAACTCGCACTTATTCATGCGCTCACGGCGAGCCTGATAAAGGCAGAATGACTTCATTGACTTGTTACCAGCCTTGCGCCAGAAAAGCGCTTCAGTAACGTGGCACTGGCGTTTGAGTCGGCTGAGTTCTGGCGTTCTCGCCAGGTCTACTGGAATCGACATCTTCTGCATCCTCTTTCTGCTGTTTCAACATGTCCTGCATAAGGCGGACAAAGGCATCATCTGACCAGGTATCTGCAATGCTCACAGGTCTGCATCCTTTGCAGGCTTCCATGTGTAAGCTGGGGAGATAATCACATCCATGCAACTACCCATCTCGTTGTAATACTCAAGAGCATCAAGAACACACTCATCATCCTGAGTGTCACCGTAGCTACCAACGATGCATAAAAGCTCAACAGGAGCACCGAGATTTTGCAGCGCAATAGTCAACTGCTTGGCCAGGGCCATTTTCATTTGCTCTTCGTTCATGCTTGCCTCCGATACCACGGCATGTTGATGGCGGTCTTAATGGCTTCATGAGCCTCTTGCCACATGCGGCCATCTCCGAGATAGCGAGCGATTACCGCTTTGCTCTGCGCTGCTTTAAGCAGGCTGTGATTTATAACTGGTGACATAAACCCTCCAGGTGCTTTCTGGCAGCACGAATAAGACGGCGAACACGTTTTGATAATTCGGATTCAGCGGGGAAATAAGCGGACATGACGCCGCCATATAGTGCGATGGTATTCATTATTTGCTCCTGTAATATTCACCGTGATGCTTTATGGCAAAATCGCAGTAAGCCTTTTTCGCATCATCAAAGTTCAGAAAATATCCAAGGTGAATTTTCTTTCCATTCAGCTTGGCTACCGCAACCCATTTGTTGCTTTCTTTTTTCCATGAAACACCTTTGCAGCCAGAAGTGTTAAGTCTGCTTATTCTGCTGTTCATTGAGTTCTGTGAGTAATTTGCTAGCCTAAGGTTGGATATTCTGTTGTCAGCCTTGTTACCGTTTATATGGTCAATCATCTCTTCAGGCTCTACTCCATAATGCAGAAGCCATGCAACCCTGTGGCAAGAAAACAATTTCCCATTTAGATTCATCCGCAGATAACCATTACCAGACAAGGTTCCCGCCTTAGCACCTGGCTTCCTTGCTGCGTAGCCCCTAAGCCACGTAAAATCTCCTGAATCAGGGTTATATTTGACGGTTTTCATAAGCTCATCCATAGAAATGGAATCAAGTATTTTATTGAATCTCATAATTGTTCCTTCCAATGGCATATCGACTGAGCACTTGAATAAATGCTCACTCAGATGCGGGTATGGAAAAGCCGCCCTTAAGCGGCTGTTGTGCCAGTTGCTTCGAAGTGTGCGTTAGCCATTCGTTCTGCATCTTCATGTCCATTTGCGATAAAGACGACAGGCTCATGCTTTGGCTGATGGGACATTGTTGCGTGCTTAATCCTGTCCTCGATATCAATGTGATAACTGGTGTCAATGTACTTAAATGATGTTTGCTTTCCGTCAGGGTAATAAAGACTCCACGAGGAAGGGTGCAATCTATCCTTGTTTTCAATAAGAAGCCGCTTAACGTCTTGTAAGTATTTAGCCTGCAACTTAGAAAGTTTCTTCATGACATCTTCAGGCATTAAGACTCCGCAATATACTCCAGCCGTAAAATCAAAAAGGCTTTCATTAGCAATAACATATTCTTCAGTACTCATATTTCCTCCAGGCAAAAAGAAGCCCCGACAAGCGGGGCAAAGATGACAACAAGGGGGTATTAATCAGAACATCACCAAAGTCTCCTTTGGATGATGTGGTGCGGTATTACACCCAATAGCTAACTCAGAGAATTAGCTATCAGCCGCCATTCCACGAGCCGCGGTTAGGCATTGAGAGTTCGAATATTGCGTACTGAGCCATGCTCACCTCGCTGTTACGTTATTAGACTTACGATGACCAGCTGCGAAAAGCGCCACTTCCGGCAGACACACAGCTCCACCTTCAACTTCCTTCTGACGCGTTCCGGCAAGCGAAATGGCTCTTGAAACACGCTCACTACAGCCTTCCGACAGCCGTGAAAATGCACGGTCAATCTTTTTACAGTAGGCTTTAGCTTCTAACTTCTGAGCTGCTTTCATGGCGTTGTATGCAGCCATACGGCGTTGATTTCTGTTCATGGGTATTCCTCAGTGAATGCTTTGGTGATTGGATGGCCGGTACTGAACTCCGGCATGACTATCAGCAACCTAGTTGACACCGGAGTTTCACCGGGGCGAAGGTTTCAGTTGCTTCTTGTTGGGCTATCACTGGGCTTTAGGGCTGCTTACTCAACATTTTTTCGCCCAGTAGTTGCACGATACCCATCAGGTCTTACACTTGCGCATCAGCCTGCGCATTCATCCAATCCCGAAGCACTTACTTCGGCCTGTGTATTCACAGGATTAAATTTTTAAAGAGCCCGAACTCAGTTCCTTGTTCGTGTTCAGCGTCCTGCTGATGACCAGAATATACAAGATAACAAACTTTCTTGTAAACACATAAATTTGTATTTTATTGTTTATATCTTGTTTGTTGTTGTATTTAAAGGTTATTTATTTTTGTAAAAGCTTCGTGCGATACTGCTGCGAGTGAAAATGAGCGAGGGATTGGTATGAAAAGTGAAGATGAGTTCTTTGCGGAGCTTCATCCGCAGGTGGTGGAGGTGCTAGGAACGGCAGTTATGCAGGTATTGGTAGAGCAGCGAGAGCCGTCAAGAGAGGCGCTGATAGAGATGATTCAGGTGCTATGGCAAGAGGATGATGTGGGCTTGGCTGTGGAGCTGGCTATCGATGTGCTGTCGTTGCCAAAGGGGTAGGGTTCTCGCTGGTGCAGTGCTGGCAGAAAATGGATGCTGCTAAGAACTGCATGCCATATAAAACAATAATATACGCTTTCCGAGCGCTGGCGCAATAATAGGGATCGGCAGGCAAAGAAAACCCGGCGCGGTGGCCGGGAATCAACAATCAGTAATCCAGCACTGACCACCAGAACACGCGCCCAATGATCTCTATTGCACTGAGCGGCTTATCCTCAGCCGGATACTCATCTGAGTTGTAGCTGCGAATGCTGACGGTATCAGGTCCAGTACGGTGAAGCATTTTTACGCGCTTCCACCCATCCTCGCTAATCGCGTAAATCTTCCCATCAACGATTTTTTTGTCTTCAGTGTTAATCGCCACTGTGGTGCCGTCAGGTATGTTTGGCTCCATGCTATTACCGCGAGCGGGGAAGCAGAGAATCCCATGTCCGTCTGTGCTGGCACCAATTCTGCGCAGGGTTGACTTGGAAAATCGCAGCTTAAATCCATTGTAGTCATCTTCGTTATAGCTACCATCACCACACGCGAACTCAATATCCTTCAGAAATGGTACTTCCACTTCATCATCCCTCAGCGGAGTTTTGTTATCCCAAACCTCGACCGTGCCCCATTCCTTTTCAGGTGGAAGCTCATCCTGCCTAATGACACTTGATCGCCCGAGAAGATAAGCAACATCGCAACCAAGAGCAGCAGCGAGCTCTGGAAGATATCGCGGACGTTGCGTTTTACCGTCCTCAAGTTGCTGAATGGCCTGCTGAGAAGTATTAGCCCTTACAGCCAGCTCTGCCTGAGTTAAGCCAAGCTCGGCCCTTCTGAGTTTGACCCTTTCTGAAATGCTCATAAAAACCTCTTGATTAATCCCTCCATATTTACAAGAAACACGGTATTTGACAAACAAGGTAGTTTGACAATAAAATACAAATTAGTTTGTAAGGAGGTTGTATGGAAACATTATCTGACCGACTCAAACAGAAGCGAATTGAACTGAATCTCACCCAGACGCAACTGGCTGAGTTGTCAGGGACTAATCAGCAAACAGTCCAGCAAGTTGAATCAGGTAAAACTAAGCGACCTCGATACATTGTTGAACTGGCGCAAGCCCTGAATTGTGACCCGCTCTGGTTGTTGTACGGGAACACCAAGAACGCAGCATAAGCAGTACCGCTCTTTAATAATCTGCCTCCCTTGGAATACCAGGGAAACCAACGCATCAAACGATGCGTAAACACTTATTAACTAAAGGAAGTATTACAAATGGAAGAATCAATGTATCGCAAGAAAGCAATGCAAATCGAATCAACATTGCTTAACAAGATTGCCGCGTTTGGTCAGTCGAAGCTTTCAAAGCTTATCGGTGTAGACGAAGCGCAGATTTGCCGCATGAAGGTGGCAAAGGGAAGGGAGAAGAACAGCTTCTTCAAGACCATGAGCATGATGCTGGCGGTTCTGGAATACGGAATCGAAGACGAGGAAATGGCTGAGCTGACGAAGCGGCTGGCTAGTTACCTTGCAAAGGAAAAAGCCCCTAAGAACGGTGAATTCTTAGAGGCCTGATAACACTGTGTTACGTCAATAACCACAGGAATCATTATGGCAAAACCACTCAGTCCTTACCAGGACAAATTGCACAAAAACATACTACGTGATCGCTTCCTGTCCAGCTTCAAGCAGCCTGGTCGATTTCGGGCTGAGTTGGAGAAAGTGAAGCTGATGCAGAAGGAGAAAGGTCATGAGTAATCTCGCAACCGTAACACCTATAAAGCCTCACCTGGAGGTTGTGGAGCATCGCGTGGCAGATACCGAAGATGGCTTCATGCGCGTTGCTAACGAGCTTACAGACAGCTTACTGATGGCTGATTTAACCGCCCGGCAGTTGAAGGTAATGCTCGCTATCATGCGCAAGACATACGGATTTAATAAGCCAATGGACAGGCTCACAAACACGCAGATAGCAGCAATGACCGGTATTCACCACACGCATATCTGCACCGCAAAACGTCAGCTGATTGAGCGCAAGTTTCTCATTGCAGACGGCGTGAGAATTGGAGTTAACAAGGTAGTCTCACAGTGGATTAGCCAAGACAGCTTAACATTAGCTAAGACTGCTAATACAACATTAGCCAAGTCAGCTAATGGGTATAAGCCAACTCAGCTAAACACAAAAGACAATATTCAAAAGACAATAAATACAAATACCCCCTTACCCCCTAAAGGGGGATGCGATGAAGTTTCTAAACCTGAAAAGCGAAAGGCCGTTCGCATCAACTACAACGAGTATCTCGAAGCCTACAACGAAATCGTGGGCGACAGATTGCCTCACGCTGTAGAAGCCAACGCGGAACGTCAACGCAAACTCAAGAAGCTGATTAACTCTCTCGCTACCAAAAACATCGACGGCTACCGGGCATACGTGAAAGCGTTCATGACCGCAGCAAGGCCATTCCATTTCGGTGATAACGACCGTGGCTGGGTGGCGACGTTTGATTACCTGCTGCAGCCGAAAGTATTAACCGCAATTCGTGAGGGAACACTATGAGACAGGATATCGAGGCCAGCGTTATCGGCGGACTACTCCTGGGTGGATTAACGCCTGCAGCCGGAGACGTTCTGGCAACTCTGGAACCGGAAGCATTCTCCATTCCGCTGTACCGGAAAGCCTTTGAGGTGATCTGCAAGCAAGCGCGTAACCGTAACCTGATTGACGCTCTGATGGTCGCTGAGGAATGCGGTGATGAGCATGCTACCGATGTGATGATGACTGCCAGGTCATGCCCAAGCGCTGCCAACCTGAAAGGCTATGCCAGCATGGTTGCTGATAACTACCATCGCCGCCTGGTGCTGAATCTGATTAGCGAAATGCGTGACCCCATCGAGAATGGAACTATCGACACTTCAGGTCAGGCTATGGACGAACTGGTAAAGCGTCTGTCAGCCATCAGGAAGCCGCGTGACGAGATTAAACCTGTTCACCTTGGCGATATCATCACCGACTACACAGAAACGCTTGATAAGCGCCTGCGCAACGGTGAGGAGTCAGACAACCTGAAGACCGGTATCGACGAGCTTGATGCAATCCTTGGTGGCATCAACGCAGAAGACCTGATCATCGTTGCAGCCCGTCCAGGCATGGGTAAAACGGAGTTCTCTCTTAAGCTGGCAGAAAGCGTGGCAAGCCGGACTCTGCCTAACTCAGAGAAAAAACGTGGAGTGCTGATTTTCTCAATGGAGATGAGCGCATTGCAGATTGCAGAGCGAAGCATTGCCGGTGCCGGGATGATGTCGGTTAGCTCTCTGAGAAACCCAACGCGCATGAACGACGAGGCATGGGGGAGGGTAGCCGAAGGCATGAAACGCCTGGCTGGTCTTGATGTGTGGGTTGTCGATGCATGCCGCCTTACGGTTGAGGAAATCAGGGCAATCGCAGAACGCCTGAAGCAGGAAAATCCGCATCTGTCGCTCATCATGGCTGACTATCTTGGCCTCATCCAGAAGCCGAAGGCAGAACGAAACGACCTGGCTATTGCTCACATCTCCGGAAGCCTAAAGGCCATGGCGAAGGAACTTAAAACTCCGGTCGTATCGCTCAGTCAGTTATCACGTGAAGTCGAGAAACGCCCCAACAAACGCCCAACCAACGCAGACCTGCGCGACTCAGGCAGTATCGAACAGGATGCAGACTCAATCATCATGCTGTATCGCGAGGCTGTGTATGACGAAAACAGCCCGGCCGCACCTTTTGCAGAAATCATCGTGACAAAAAACCGCTTCGGCTCCCTAGGAACTGTGTATCAGGGATTCCGAAATGGTCACTTTGTTGGCTGCGACCAGACTGAGGCCAGAGCTAAATGCACAGCTGCCAGTCAGCCTCAACAGAAGGGGCGACGATATTCAGGAGCCGATGTATGAACACACGAGACAAAATACTCAACCACCTTGAAACAAACATTCCCGCCTCAGCAGCACAGTTATCAAAACTCTTCGGATGCCACAAATCACACATCAATCTCTTAATTCGCGACCTCGTTGCAGATGGTCAGGTTGAGATTGAGCGCATCAGTAACAGCGTGAAGTATTACCGGCTGGCGGTACTTCATCACGAGCGCACTGAAGCTGTCATGCGCTATCTGGATGAGCACGAAACCGGAATGGCAGTTGAAATTTCAACCGCAACAGGAATCGACAAACGCCTGGTAACGAAGATGCTCAAGCACCTTCATGAAAACGGTGAACTGCATCGTGACTGGTGCCACAAGAATGCATGGGTATACAGCAAGAAGCCAGTGTTTAACTTCGGCTGCGCTAATCCATTAACTGATTTATTCAACAAGGCATTGAGAGAGGTGAGGGCATGAGTTTTTTTCTTGTAGTTATAGGAATAATCATCTTAGTAGCAATCGTCTTTTATTCTCACCCCAACTAACACCCCAGCACTCTGATGGAGAGGAATGATGAGCAACCCTAAATTTCCAGAGCTTCCAGTTGAAGTCCAAGTAGCACTGATTAACTCTGCAACACACCTGGCCTGCACAAAAATTCAGGCGGTAGGTTCTCGATTCAATGAGAATAAGGACTGGTTTCAAAAGGAGTATCAAAAAATATGCGATACCCTTTACACCGAAAATCGCGGACGCTAACACCAAATCCCACTAATGGAGAGGAATATGGACGAATCACGAAAGCAGTTTGAGGAGTGGATGACAGACATGGGTAAGCATCCGCTAGCGATTGAGAAGGTTGATGGGAATTACATTCTTGCATCTGCAAGAACGCAATGGGAAGCATGGAAGGCCAGTCGCGAAGCTATCGAGATAAAGCTTCCGACAGAAAACGAGCTTCACCAAAAGGTATGTAGCGAATGCGCTAGTGAGAGCCTGGAAATGGTTGAGCAAGCCGTCCGCGCCGCTGGAATCAAAGTGAAGGAGTGAGTATGAGCGGAATAATCACTGGCATAGCTGCAGGCATATGCGCTGGCTCGGCAGTATCCGCAATCCTTTGGGATGAAAAGTGGAATCTGCGGACATTTATCAAATATCAGGTAGCGGCCTTAGGCATCGTAGCTGCCATCTACATTCTGAGGTGAGTATGAGCGATACAGTAAACGGAATGTGTTCAGATGCGCCGAGAGCTAAAAACTGTTGGTGCGGAGAACCTCCAACCATATTCAACATGAAAAGCTTCTGTCACATTTTCTGCAATGGCCACGATACAGTGGCAGCAGCAAACTACCGCAGCGCAGTAACTGAATGGAACGAGAAGATGAGCCATGAAACAAACAATCTTCCTTCGAAGTAAGCAGCAGCAGCAGTCAGCAATAAACACCATCCTCGCATCACCTCTCGACAACGACCGACCAATCACCATCCGAATCTCTGACTACAAGCGAAACATTGACCAGAACGCGCGTTTTCACGCGATGCTGGGTGATATCGCTCGTCAGGTCACATGGTGCGGAAAGCAACTCAAGCCTGAGCAGTGGAAGGTATTGCTGATTAGCGGTCATGCGGTCGCTACGAAGCAGGAGGCTGAAGTCGTACCAGGGTTAGAGGGTGAGTACGTCAACATCAGGGAAAGCAGCGCAGAGATGAGCGTAGGACGTATGGCGAGCCTCATAGAGTACACGATGGCTTGGGCGACCGGTCAGAACGTCAGATTTACTGACAGGAGGTATGAGTGAAGCGAACGTACTTCTACCACCCACCAATGACAACAGACGAAGCCAACCAACTAATCACTCTCTACCACTCCCGAAACGTACAAACAACCAAGCACCTTAGCGCTGACCCACGCCTATGGGTAGTGGGAGCCTTGTTGCCAGAGTACGCCAGCGAGCCAAAGGGTAGGAGTCAGTTTCAGCAACGAATCTGGAGTTAATTATGAGCGCAGAAGAAGATTACATCGAGCGTTTCTCTGACCTCATGGAAGATGCAGAAAGCGAAGGAGTCGATGGCATAAACATCATGATGAATTACCTGATGGCTTATGTTGAGGCAATGACAGAGGACGAAGAAGAGCAGGGTGTCATTTGGCAATTAGGTGATAAAGACCTGGTAATTTCTATTGAGCCGGCAGAGCAAACAGCGAGGTTGCATTAATGCTTACAACCTCAGAAGCCCAATCCTACGAGCAGCAGAGCATACGTAGAACGTTGTGCGCAGGATGCACGAAGGAGCTAACGCCAGAGGAAACATACGCGTGTTCTGAATGCGTGGATGAATGGCTAATTTATCGTGATCCGAACGGAGATATCTTAGATGGCAATATACCGGAGCAATAAATGGCTTCAGGCAGTCAGGGAGATAGATTGCTGCGTTCTGTGTGGTCGATATGGAGTTCAGGCTGCACATCGTAACGAAGGGAAGGGAATAGGGCTGAAGGTCGATGACTGTTTAACTGCGGCGCTATGCGAACAATGCCATACGCGCATAGACAACGGAAAGGACATGACCCGGGAAGAACGCAGGGCTGAAATGGATAGAGCCATTGTTCTGACGCTTAAGCAACTGGCTAACGGAGGGAGGTTATCGGTCAGATGAACGAGAAAATTCTTTTAGAACTACTGACATATCATCCAGAAAGTGGGTTGTTTACATGGAACGTTAGCCGTGGGAAAGCAAGAAAAGGGAAAGTAGCAGGATATGAAATGACAGGAGGATACATAGGGATTTTCTTTAACAAAAAGCTATATAAAGCCCATAGACTTGCCTGGTTTTTTACGCATGGAGAGCTTCCTTCTGGAGAAATTGACCACATAAACTGCAACAAAAAAGATAACCGCATAGGCAATCTGCGGGTAGTTACTACTGCTGAAAACATAAGAAATAGAGGAATGCAAAAGAGAAATACCTCCGGTGTAAAAGGTGTTAACCGAAAAAAGGGACGGCTTGGATGGGAGGTGAGAATAGGCGTTAATAATCGCAGGATTTTTCTTGGGATTTTTGATGATATCGAATTTGCTGAACTAGTAGCAAAAGAAGCGCGTGAAAAATTCCATGGGGAATTCGCTAATGATGGAGACGCTTATGCCTAGATACCTTATCAAGCTTCCATGGCCACCTTCAGTCAACAAATACTGGCGACACTCACGAGGCATCCACTACATCAGCGATTGGGGAAAGAGATACCGAAAAGAAGTAATCGAAATAATCCAGCAACAACAGTTAGACATCAAAATCACACCTCGCATCAGAGTCACCATCCACGCAGCACCTCCTGATAACCGCAAACGAGATTTGGACAATCTTCCCAAAGCCGTTTTTGACGCACTCACCAGTGCGGGCTTCTGGCTGGATGACGGTCAGATAGACGATATGCGCATCAAGCGCTGTCAGGCGATTAAAGGCGGAATGCTAGTGCTGGTAGTGACTGAGACATGCGGAAGTTTGCCAATGATTACAGAACTATTGGAGGCAGCATGACACCCTCTATCAAAACTATCCCTGACATCCTGGTAGAAGTTCGCGGGAATCAGTCAGAGGCAGCAAGGCAATTAGCCTGCAGTAGAAACACCATCCTC